AAATCTATAGCTGCTCAGGCAGATTCTACTGCTAACATGTGGAAAAATGTAACAACTATACTCACAGCTGTATCTGGAGTAGTGTTGATAGTCATGAAGATAGCAGAGAAATCTCCTAAAGTAGCAGAAAAAACCGTGGGTTTTGTAGCTGGGTCTACGTGCAGTTGGGGTACAGGTATAGCATTCGCGATATGTGCTGTAGCCTGCCTCTGCGCCATTTATGCTCATTGGGACAAAATCAAACAGGTAGCTGCGTCAATAGTGGACTGTACGAAAAACGTAATCAAGCGTGTAGTGGACTGTACTTGCGCTTGTGTGCGAACTGTTGTGAAGACTGTTTCCAAGGTAGCAAATTATGTCATTGATGGCTGTAAATGGGTAGGCCGAGCTGCATCCTCAGCTTTTGGTAAAGTTCTAGGGTGGATTTTTTAAAAAAAGTAATATATATGTATTATGAATACATGTATTTCGTAATAGGGAGTTAAACACATGTCCTGGAATAGAGTTGTAAGTGAGTTGAATAAAAAGTTACCAGACTTTAACGATGATTTGTTGATTGGATACAAACGGCGCAACATAGACCGCAGTAAAGATTTCATGTCGGAAGTTTTCATCGCCGCTATCTCATATATCAACAACTGTAAAAAAGATATTCATGTCGAATATGTCGGCTACGAAGTAGTATCACCCGTAGAGCAGCTAAGATATGAATTTAATCAGAAAATCGTTAAAGATCAGTTTGACATTAATGCTGATACTGTTAGACTGGTAGAATATAAATTCAACGTTCATTATTACACTTCTACAGGAAGTGAGCAGGTGGAGGAGCAGAGCACTAGACTATATCTCCCGTATTGGCCAAACACAGGGATCATGGTAATTGGTGGAGTCCAGTATTATCTTAAGCATGTACTTAGTGACATTATTGTTAGAGTCAATAATAGTGTTATCGTAAAAGTAATACGATCACCGTTACAATTTTGGCGTACGAATGAGATTATAGTTGATATTCATGGACAGGAATATCTTGTAACCATGATTACGTTACAAGCTCACTACCGTAAGGGTGGTGATAAGAACAAGAATAAACCACCTATGCTGTTGTATTTATTAGCAGAGTACGGCTTTGATGTAACCATGCAAAAGATGGATACATATGGTCGTATCGAGTTTATAAATGAACCTATAGAAGACGGCTCATCGATCATCTTCGAAATCCTACCAAATTTATACTTGCGAGTAGATGGTGACGTGATGGAAGATGTTCAAGCATCGAGAGTAGTTGCACCTATAGTACGTTTATTACGAGATTATGCTGAAGATACTGCAGCGTGCTTAAGTGAAATTAAAGATGTACTCTTATATAGAGTTATTCTGGGTAAGATACTTTACGGTAGATCAGTTAATGCGCCATTGGCACAGGAACATGCGATATCGGTAGTATTATCATTGGAAACTTATCTGGACGAGAGGGCGATAGCAGAATTAGATCCAACGGGAAAGAACAGATTAAAAGACGTATATGATCTTTTCATCTATGTTGCTAACAACATTGACATGTGGTTAGTTAACTATAGTTGTAATGATCTATTTGAAAAGAGATTGGAAGGGATTAACAAGATTCTTTACTTCCTGGTATGCAACTTCTTTAAACAGTTCTATGATAGAACTAAGAATAGGAATTTACAGTATACTAAAATTAGTACGGCATTACAAATACCATTCAACTTAATCCACAAAATTAAAAGCAACGATAATGAGCACCTTGATCTGGTTAAAGGCTCGTATAATGATAATGTGTTGTTCACGTTGTTAGTGGATAAATTAAGACAATCTAAACCGAGCAATGGTCACAAGTCGTCTAACAAGAATCTTATCACTGCTCCGGAACATAGGTTCCATCCAAGCTTTGTAGCGATTGAGTCAGTATTATCCATACCTAAATCAAATCCTGGCATAGCCGGTGATATAAATCCATTTGCGATAATTGATAAGGATGGTAATTTTGATAAAGAAGCTATGACTTGGTATAAGCAGATAGCGGGCTTGAAGAAATATCTTTCAGGTAAATAGGTTTAAAAAAGTAAGGAACAGAAAACCGAAATGGCTTTTATGAATCAGAATGTTAATTATGCCCAGGGTAATGGAAATTATACTGGGAGTACACCTAGCGCTCAACAGTTTAATAGAGCACAACCACAGGTGAGTTTTGGTAATGTAGATAATACTCAAGCTAATTTGAATAATTTACTCAGATTAGTTAATCCACATTTAACCGATTTGTATAATCAGGGTAGGTTAGATTATCAGTTATGTAACAGTTTCGCAAACTGGATTAATGCATATATCCAGTCTGGTAATATGTATACATATTTGAGAAATAACTATGGTAACACTTTAGCTTCCGATGGTCAGTTGATCCAAGTGATTGATTTTTATATTAACTCTTATATGCAACAGCAGAGTCAGAGTGGATATAGACCACAACCACAGCAACCGCAGTGGGGTGCAGCTGCACGTCCATTATTCGGTAATCCTGCACCTATGGTAACTCCATATGGTCAACAGCAGGCACAGTGGGGAGCACCTGCTCCGGTACCACAGTTCATACCGGTTAATCCAGGTATACCTAGACAGCAATGGGGTTATAACGACATTCAGCCGTTAGCTGCTCCTCCTGCATGGGTTCCTAATGGTGCACGTAGGTTCCAGACAGATGTTGATAGTATCTATGGTTCTAATAACCCAGGTACTAAGACAGCTAACTATTTCCAGGGTGCACCTATACCAACTGCATCTCCTACTAGAGAGTATACATCGGCTCCTCAGGTATCTAGAGCTCAGCCTCAGCCTACTCAGCAGCAACAGCAGCAACAGCAGTATGATCAGGCAACCAAGCAATTACAGATAATGGAAGATTATCATAAACTCGTTGAATCTGTAGAGATTGAAGATACCAGTGATAAAGTAAATGAGAAGAATTATCCTGACGATCCGTGGGGTAATAAAGCTCATTGCTTAGAGGTATTACGAGCATGTCAACTTAAGTATCTGGAATTCGTTGAGAAGACTAATGAAGCTAAGAAAGCTAAAGCTAATCTCGTACATCACGATATTAGTTTACATGGTGAAGCACCAGTTAGTGCTAAAGCAGCTATTAAGCGTGTAGAAGCATCAAGTGTAAACTATGGTACAGCTGATCAGAAGTTTGCTCACCATATTCGTTACCGTGAACAGAAGGTATTATCAATACCGTACAGTATCGGTAAGGATTGTCATGACAAATTAGAAGCTATGCTAGCTGATGAGGAGAAGTATGATGTAGCACATCTGCAAATCAATGGTATCAACATCGCTAAAGACATGATTAAACAGTTAAGAAAGTCTAATCCACAGTATCAGAAAGCTATCACTCCAATCTTACTCAAACGTTGGAATGACTATATGTCAGTAGCATCTGCTATACACTTACCGAATGGTAACATTCGTGTTATGAATGTGGAAAATCTTGATGATCTGTTTGAAGCGTTATCCGTAGGTAGTGCAATGAAGTACGCAGACTTTAAGACTAAAGAGTCTTATACTGACATTGTAATGTCAGCTCTGAAGAATTCATTGTTCGCAATCTATGAACCTTGCGGTGGTGGTAACTATCTGAGGATAGATGTAGATGCTGATAGGGAAGCTATCATGGCTAACCCAGATGCAAATATAGTAGTAAACTATAGTACACCTAGATATCAGCCTGCATTAGGTACTAAGGTTAAACAGGAAGAGTTTGATAAGGCAGTGACTAATAAATTGAAACAGTGTTTCGTTATTACCATTGAAACCGATATTCTCTATACTAACTTACCGGTACCACTCAAATGCAATGATACCACTTCATTTAAGCTGAAGAACTTTGATTATACTAAAGGTGCTACTAATATCCTGACAACTTTAGGTACAACCATGCCGGGTAACTGGGAAAATAGTATCACATATCTAATGACCACAGCAGACAGCACTACTGAAGTGTTGCCATATGTGATAGCTAGAACGTTAAGCAACCGTTATTTAGCAAGACGTGTGATAGCCTAACTGTGCTATAATCAGTAAACTGAGAGTGGTTCTAGGTATACCTAGAGCCATTCTTTTTTTTTATTTTTAGTATTTTGAGGTAAACTATGCAGAATGTACTGTATCTGGAAGATATTACTAAGACAGGTCCACTCATAGATTACAATACTAAGAACAGTAGTTTTACCCGTATGTCTATACTGCTTAGACGTATGGGTATCAAGAACTACTATTTCTTTTTAGTACTATTTGATCGATCATTACAAGGTGTAGATCCACATAGTAGTAATCTTACAACTGATCAAAAGTTACGTATCATGTATGAATGTAAAAGGAACTTCTGGTATTGGTTAAGAGAAGTAGTAAGAGTACCAGTTATCGGTCAGGAAGGTGGTGTACCATTTGGACTCCATCGTGGTAATTTAGCACTATACTGGTCGGTACTGAACGATGTTGATATAGGACTTATTCAACCTCGTCAGACTGGTAAGACTATCGGTGTAGCTGTACTCACTGACTATTTCTACAACATCTGGGCAACTGGATTAGATATAGGCATGTTCACTAAGGATACTACTCTGGTACAGGATAACGTATCCCGTCTTAAAGGTATCCGTGATGGATTACCTAAATGGATGGTATCTAAGTCTACTGAGGATAGTGAACGTAAGGAAGGTTTGTATTATGCTGCATTGAAAAATGCTTATAAGACCTTTACTTCGGCTAATGATGAAATCTCAGCCTACAAGCTAGGACGTAAACTAAGTAAATAACTGCGTCCTATTACAGTAATGTAATATAAATAACCTGCTTAAACGGGGAAAGTCCTCTATCGAGGATAACCTACCGTGCTAACTACATACTACTGTATGTAAATGCCTAACGACTAGAGAAAGTTAGTTACACAAACGGGTGTAATGAGAACGAGTATCGTAAGGTTCAAGTGAATCTGAAATGGCAGGAATCCTCTACCTAAACTGAGGATTGTGATATAGTCTGAACTCTATGGTAACATAGAGAGATATAGCGGTAACGGCTATATCGTAACATATTGGGTTGTACCATGGGTGTAGTGCATTTCGATGAAATTGCATTTATGAATTATAACTGGATCATTGTACCTACTGCAGCTAACTCTATGTTAGCCGCATCAAGAAATGCTAGAGCTGCTGGTATGGTATCACCGATTATCTTCACTACTACTGCTGGTAATCCGGATACTAGAGCAGGTGCATTTGCGCTAAGTATATTTCAGTCAGCTATGCAGTTTTCTGAGAAGTTATATGATTTACAGAATCGAAATGAGTTATTAGAAGTTATTAAGAAATCATCTACTCGTGTAGCACCGATGTTGTATCTTGAATTCTCATATAGACAATTAGGTTTTACTGATGAATGGTTTAAAGAGAATGCTTCCCGTTCTGGTGCATCACAAGACGATATTAACCGTGATTTTCTTAACATCTGGCAATCTTCTTCAGATTCAGCTATTCTTGAGGAAGAAATCAGACGTAAGTTAGTACAGAGTAGAAGAGAACCTAACTATACCGAGATTATAGATGATTTTGTGATCAGGTGGTATATTCCCGAAGATGAAGTTAAGAAAGTTGCTAGTATTCCGATGGTTATGGGTTCTGATAGTTCTGAGAATATAGGTAAAGACTTTACTACTTTTACCTTAGTGAAAGTAAGTGATTTGTCAGTATTAGCTACTTTTAGATGTAACAATAGTAACACCATGGAAATAGCTAGGTTTATTATGAATGTATTAACTAAATATCCTAATACTACATTCATCCCTGAACGTCAGAATACAGGTATCGTTATAACTGATTTTGTGATAGAAGAATTACAGAAGAAGGGTATTAACCCATATACTAGAGTTTATAACGATGTAGTGCAGAACCTTCAGGATAGGAAATATCAGGACGTTAATATCTACGACTATAACAATATTCCAGCTACAATTAGAGGTATGTTTGGGTATCGTACTGGTGGTGGTTCATCTGGAACTTCACGTAACCTCTTATATAAGAACGTTATGCGTAAAGCACTAGAGATTAATGCATCACGTATATACGATCGTACCTTAGTAACTGAGTTAACTAACCTTACTGAAAAAGGTGGTCGTATAGACCATAGTAACGGTAAGCATGATGACCAGGTTATTTCGTTGTTATTGGCCTGTTATCTGATATTTTATGGCAGAAACCTTAATAAGTACAATATAGATAACTCTGATGTATTAAGTAATATCAGTACTGGTAACGATAAGTTGGTAAGTAAAACTGACCGTCAACAGCAGTTAAATATTAAACAGCGTATCGCAGAGTTAGAGGCTAAGTTATCAGATAGATCATTACCTATCGCACTACAGAGAAGGTATGATAGAGAGTTGATCAACTTAAAGTCAGTGTACAATGATAAGCTTAATGTTGCTACACCATTGGCGGTAGAACAGATAAACTATCAGGAAAAACAGATGAATACCAATGGCAATTCTCTGGAACGACTGAAATCGTTTACTGCCAGATATCTCAGAACCTAGAGGGAAATAGCTTATGACCAGTTATATAAAAGATACATTATCTGAGAAAGTACCTATAATCGTCACACCTAATCTGGCTAATGCATTAATTAAACTAGTAAGGTCATATGAAACATATGGTACTAATATAGAAGCATTTACCAGTCCATTGTTAGGTGTAACTTCCTGTGTATTCCGTAATGCTGATCGTGATTCATTATTCGAGTTATTCAGTATGAGTGATGATACAGTTAAACATCTGATCGATGCTAAAACTAATATGCAGACAGTTTTTGGTGTAGATGCTAAAGATCTGGTTAATCAATATAAACACGATATAGCGATGAGAAGAATCAACCCTATCTCAGTAGATCCAGCACGTTCTATTTCTAACTCAGATATGCGTAAGATCATTCACCATATCCCATCTATCAATGATAACTTCCAGATCTTATCTGACCCATTTAACGTCTTTTCAGTATGGGTTACGTATAATATCCTACATGCACCAAGGTTAGATGATAAGTTAAGATACAAAGCAGCTATTAGTATGTTACTGTTTCTGCAGTACAAGTTCTTTACTTCATTAGTTAACTATAGATTCAAGTATAAAGCTAATGAAGCAGTTATGACTGCTACCTATGAACAGTTATCTAACAAATACTATATTAAAGTATATGGTACCTGGAAAGCGGTAATGGAACATGCTGCAGATCTAGCGATAGATCCTAGTGGTATCCATGGTAAGACTTGGGTAAATTTTGATAATGATGAAAAGGTACTATACATTATAAGTGATATTCAGACTAGACTACGTTCTATGATCAATATCTACTGTAATGAATACTACCGTATCAAAGCAGAAGGTGATACTATCGGTAGTTATGCTACTATGGGTACAGATGCTGAAGGTGAACTTAAAGTTATGGCTAACGAGTCTGGTATCGATATGGCTATATCTGGTGTATACCAAGACTGTATGACAGTAACCCGTATCTTAGACTATAAAGCATTAACTCTAGTATCAGCATTATTCTCGGCTATACGTACTGATCAGCTTAAGCAGTTATTGATAGCATTTTCAGAAGAATGTGTTAAGTTAGCTAAAGTAGGTGGTGAGGATAAGACTATCTATAACAAAGAAAAAGATATGCACTTAGTTATAGGTGGACATGCTCTGATAATGTCTATCATTCAGCAGACTTATAGGTATTGTAGAAATACTGGAGTTAACATGTCAGTACCATCTAACATTATCAAGTGTACTAAGGATGTATACACATCTTCACGTATAAGTGATCCTGGTATCAATTTAGTCCGTGAAAGCGTGTTGTATTATGTTAATACTCTACAGAAATCAACCCGTGAATCTACAGTATCAGCTCTTAAAGCAGCGTTCATTATCTACATCGTGATACTGTCACTTAAGTATATACATTAATAAGAAGGTAAATATGAGTGAGAAACTTAATAAAGCTCTGGAAGAGTTAATAGCTTATCGTGAAGAAGCTAAAGCTATGGCACGAATGGAAGATAGTGAGTATAACCGGTTAGTTAATACACCTAGGTTTAAAAAGCTCCATCGAGATACAGTGCTACATAAACGTAAGGAAGAATGTAGAGATATATTTGACAAATAAACATACTACTATCACTAGAGGGATGTTTAATCCCTCTAGTGATGTGTAGATGATTAAATTTTACCTATATTTTACATACATGTAAGGTTATATAACACAATAACAATAGTCTTATTTTTTTGTAGTGTAGATGAAAAAATAATAACTATATGTAATTCGCGTGATAGTAGGTTAACCAATGAGCCTAATGTCCACTTTGTCAGTGCCGATAGTGAGTAACGGAAGTGCTTGAGTAGTGTATACTACTAAGGAGTTAATCATGGAATACAGAAAATTTATCACCACAATGGTTGAAATTTATAAAGGATATGCTACAAAATATCCTAAATCCACATACGTACGTTATATCTTAGATGGATATAACGTTATGTTAAATAACGAGTTTCTGGATACAATGCCAGAAGTGGATGACGAAGAAATCGAAGAATTTCTCGACACCCACCGTAACTTCGATGCTATTCTTGAAGCAAATCCTGAACTGACCATAGAGCAGGAACAAAACCATGATTGGGCAATTTAGAAAGGAGGAGTTAATCATGAATTATAAAGCATTAATGCTTATTATCGTTTCTGTTATTGCTATTACTGGCTGTAATGATTATGGGCGGTATGAAGCCGCACGTAATCATATTACAGGTGAAACCTGTTACGTCCTCGACTGGAAGACCAAAGAAAGGCTTCCAGCCACAGATGCCAATGTAAAATTAGCAGATGGTGATTTCTGGGCTGATCCAGAACAATGTCATAAGTAAAAAAGGCCCCACACAGCACAGTGTCTGCGTGGGGTTATTTTTTTATCTCTTAGGTACCATACGTAACAGTATATTTCTTAATCTATCAGGTTCATATATTTGAGCACCTGCCATAGCTAATAACTGTTCTTCATATTTTTCATTAGCATCAGAGTAGCTACTAACGATATCTTTAACTACGCCTAATTCTACACCACGAGTAACTAAGTTACTTTCGATAGTCATGATAGAGTTAACATAGACATAAGCTTTAACTGCATACTCACAGAGTAAACTGAAAGTACGGATACTGCTTACATCCATACCACTAAAGTTATCATCGAAACGTAATCTTACCATCACTTGCCATGGTACAAAATTGTACTGTGGTGGATCAAGTTGTATTATATTACCTGGGCGCACTATACCTTGCGGGGTAGATAACTGATTAGAACCAGTCTGTGCTTGTAATGCTGCACAAGCTAGTCCACTTAAAGTATTACCCTTGATACTATTGTTGTTATAAAAACTACAGGTGTTACTGGTACCGAGTGTGTATGGGAAACGTATACTTAGTACACAACTTATATCACGATTATCTCGAGCCTCAGGTGGTATATGGAATACAGTATATGCACCACTTATACCTAGTGCATATGGTGAAGGTGAAGAAGTATACCTACACCAGTTCTGGTTGAGTATAAGACGCAGTACTCTACCACCACGTAGAGAGATATCATCTCTTACCCTACTAAGTATAACTTTATCTAAGATTAAGTTATCTATAGATACGTTAGCTTCATAGGGTTTAAATACTGCTTCCAGTATAGGCATAGGTATAACATTATAGATATGTGTAAGTGCTTGTCGTACTGCATCTATCATAGTACTGTTCTCCTATATAAGGTTAGTTCTATAACATTTTTTCATGTTATAGAAACCATCCATCTGTACCCATAACACGGAGGAATAAAATTATGACTAAAGCTAAATTTTTTGATGATGTAACCATAGATAAGGTGTTAGATGCATACAAACGATTGGATTATCCTTTATTTGTTAACGGTGATTTTAATATTAATATCTTCGGTATACGAGATAATGAGAATGTAGCAGATTCGTTCAATGATTTAATATGCTTACTATATAAGGAAAAAGGTAAATGGGTACTTAAGAAATATCAGGCTACTACTGATCCGGGTATATACTACCGTAAGAACTTACTGAATACTAATGGTACTGCTATATTACAGGATGGCTACTATAGAAGTTCATGGCAGTTAGGATTACATCATGGTAAGTATACTGCACTAGTACAGCGTAAACCAGTTAAGTTATGGAGAGATAGTAATAAAGATGGTATCTTAGATAGAAAAGGTAAAACCTATACAGAGTTAGCTGGTATTAATATCCATCATGCATCTAGTAATGGTACTTCAGTTACTATCGGTAAATACTCAGCAGGATGTCAGGTTATAGCTAGTATAACTGATTGGAATGAATTTATTGATATAGTACTTAAATCATCTACTATATACGGTAAAGTATTCAGTTATGCACTATTTACTGAATCACAGTTTTTCAATAAGGCAAAATAAATTATGAAATATAAAACAGAAATATTTTTATCTAATCGTATATTATCAGACTATAAACAAGTACCTATACCGGAAGCAGAAAAATGGCTAGAAGATAAAGGATATCGTTTTATCCATATCGACAACGATGGCATTATTCATGCCAGAAGTCAACATGATGAAGCTATAGAAGGTTATCGTTTATATATGCGAGATATACCAGACCTGGGAGGAGAATAATACCCGTGGATATGACTACTCAACTGATCCAACCTGCAACTAAACGTAAACGTGCACTGAGGATCATAGCGGATAACGTACATAGATGTGACACACTATCTGACACCAGATTAGACAAATGCAAGTTACATGAACAATCAGATTTATCAGACGTAATCTACTATCTTAAGACTACTCGTATGTTTCTATTTAGTAGAAGCGCTGATATACAGAATGAATTTACCAGACAGATTAAACAGCTAATATAGCAATAAGGAACAATAATGTTAAGTAGAGGGCACCAGTACATCTTACTATGTATTTCCGATTTACCAGATGGCTGGGGCATTAATTGTGATGGTAAGGTAATAAATCCAGCAGTTATACGTAATACTAGATTCTTACTATCGTTGTTAGAAGATGATACCATATCAGTTAGACCAGATACAGATGGAGAATCGATACGA